GGGCTCAACAGATTTGTTAAACCCCTACCCCCTGGCTTTTTTTATTTATTTCTTTAGTTCATGACGCTCTTTACCTGACTTGACTGCGTGACAGTGTGTGCAGAGTGCTTGAAATGGTCCATACCAGAAGTTCCCACCTCCGCGGACTGAATCAATGTGATCGCAAACACTTGCAAGTCGATTGCAAACAGCGCACAAAGGATTAAGGGAGATGAAAGCGTTGCGCAGATTGCGCCACCTACGAGTATTATATCGTTTCTCTTTATACGTGCGTCCTTCATGTGCTGGAGTTGTAGTGTGATATATATTCTGCCTCTGCTTCTTTGGTATATACGCCATGACTTATCTTATAAAGGTCTTTAACTATGTAATGTAATCTCTCATTCTTTGTAACTGTTAGCTTCTTCTTCGCTAACTCCTGGGCTCTGAACGCTTCGATGTTCTCTGCTATCTCCTTGAGCTCTTCACTTGTGTAACTCATGGCTTAATGTATTCGACGTACTGAATCACTATATCGTCATTGATAGATTGATAATCTGTTATCTTTTTGCACCAGTAAGAACACGATGCGGTGTTCATTCTGAATGTGTCAGCGATAACCTCCATAGTATATCCTGTGCATTGCCTGAGCTGGTACATCATGATACCTCGTATAAGAGACTCCTCCCTTGTTATACCTTGAGAGTGATTGACTTTATATAACCGCCTTGAGTCGTACCCAAGTGTATCGAGTAGTCTCTCTCCATTCCTTTGTATTGTTTCAGCTTTAGCTGTGTTTATTAATAAGCTCATCGACTTTATCTTTATAGTATTGTCCTAATATCTTTAATTCTGCATCTGTGTATTTACGTGATAGCTCTGCTCTATCCTCCATGTGTTGAGCTGTACCTGGTCCGTACTTCTTATCTAAGTATTTTGAGAACTTAAACTGTTGCCCTTGACTCCCTATGTTACACCCGTAACACTGAGGAGCTGTGTTCTTAACGTGCCATCTCGTGCTGTAATGTCTACGACTCATAAAGTGACCATTCTGCATCTCCTTAACGTGCTTTATCGTTTCGCACGTGGCGCACTTGACATTACCGTCTGAGTCAGCAGCGGACCACCTCACGAAGCGAGAGAAAAACTTATCCAGGTTACTCACTAAGGTTTTGCGCTTGGTACGCTTCTTTTTGGGCTTTTGCGATTTCATTAAAATCTTCTAAGGTTAAATGAACGGATCCGCCAGCCTCCTCAAGAGTCTTCTTTTCTTTAGGAAGTACTATGGCCTCGCTTAAACGCTTCCAGTCTATCATACCATTGACGTACGGCTTTTGTTCTCTGTGCTGTTGTTCTCTCAAGGGCACTGTGTGCTCTATCTCGTAATTGTGTAGGCATTTAATCAAAGTGTTCGTAGTGAGATTACCATAGAGCTCATATTTGCCTTGTCGTATGTATTTAAAGCACAATAATATTTCCTCCATCTTGAGCGATGGAAATATCTCTATAATATCTTCAACTGCATCTTGTATATCTCCCTCAGTCTGAAAGCCTCGAGTCGCATTAACTGAGCGCACCAGCTTTTCAATTTGACTGTATAACAGAGCTCTTGTAGAGGATCCATCTACTTTATTAGCTGATTGAATTATTAAACCATCGTTAAACGCCTCTTTCGTTGTAAGATTTCGCGCAACACTATCGACCGCCTTTATTAATCCAGTCAAGTGTGTTTGATGTTGTTTTAGGGAATTTTGTTTTTTGCTCTTTGAGAGCGAATAATCCTTGCCATCCATGAGTAATTGAGTTATTTATTATTTGTATTGCTTTTTTATAATCGTCACCAGATATCTTCTGGAGATTGTGGAGCGCAGATTGCTCTCCTCTCTGAGTGTAGCTTTTTAACTTCTTTTCTTTTCGCTCCAGGATCCAAATGCTCCACGCTTCTATAAATTCATTTTGAGTAAATGGAAAAACAACCTCTTTTGTTATTGTATTTATTTCTTTACTTATTCTTTTACTTATTACTTTATTTATATGTTGATCAATTTGATTAGGTGGCTCATCAATTTGATTAGGTGGTTGATCAATTTGATTAGGTGGCTCATCAATCTGATTAGGTGCCTCATCAATTTGATTAGGTACAAGCTTTCGAACTGGTGAGCTTTGTTCAACTTTAATATGACTTAATTTTACTAAATTAGATACAGCTCTACTGATTGAAGCTGTGGAGCTTTTACACTCCTCTGCGAGCTTACTATTTGTCTTAAAATAGACGCGACCAGCTTTATTAAAGCTGCAAATATCTGAGTATATATACCTCTCTAAAAGTGTGAGCTCTGACAGCTCCCAAATCTCAATCGGAATCCACACGCCTGTTTTCATTTCTCCTTTTGCTCCTCGTTAAATAGTATCTCTCCGATGAGCTCCAGTCGTGTTGTGTCTGAAGTTTGCACAATCTTATCTGCGTGCTTCAGCATAGGCATTGCGCTTATGTTTATCCATCTGTACACTGTTCTAACGTCTACACCTACAGAGTCTGCGAAGTTTTGCCTCGTGCCGTATTTTCTAAGTATATAATCCTTCATTTGTACCAGTTTGGGAGCTCTAATATCATAGGCTCGTTTTCGCGCTCATAGAAGTCGTAACTCCTGGGTGTGCTCTCTCCATCCCATTCTTTATACCACATCTTAAACATAGTGAGCTCCAGCTGTGCCTGTTTTAAGCCGTCCTCCATCATCTCTCTACTGAGCTCATATACTACAACTCCATGTGGAGAGTTAGGATCCACTGTTATGAGATAATTTGTCATATCGCGTCCAGGAAAGACAGCCTCTGAATACATCGCGAGCTGCATATGATAGAGGTTATCCATCACCCATCTTTGTATCTTCTTTGGCTCATTATCTGTTATCTTTAAATCTGCGATATAATCGCTCCCTATAATGTCAGCGTACCCATGAAACTTCACCCCGTCCATCTCCCATTTAAGATGTTTCTCGAGCTCTACAGCTTCACTGAGTAGCTTACTGGCAAGCGGATGCTCTTTAACTGCGAGAGCTAAGTTTTGAGCCTCCAGCATCTCTCGAGCTGTAAAGACTCCATTCTCTCCATCTTTGTGATTCAATACAGCCTCTTTATACTGCTTATTCGCTCGCGTTGCTACGTCCAGCACCTGGAGCTCTTGTATCTTCTCAGGCTCGAGCGTTATAAGGTGAGTGAGCCATCCTCTACGCATAGGCGCGGACTGCTTAAAGATGCGGTTTTTGTACCCTACGAAGTGAGCTGGAGATTTGCCGAACTGCTTTAAACTGCTGAAGCTTAATGTGAGCTTATCAATATCCATTATTTAAAAGGGTTATCTCCTGTGAATAAAGCTTCGAGATCGACATTCGCTGCGAACTCTTGAGAAGCCTGGAGGACCTCCTCTGTGAGCTCTTTCGCTGGACTCGCTTTGACGTAGTACTTAGTATCTAAACCAGCTCCCTTGCGTGTTATTGTCAAGTCGTAGCTCAGTGGATCACCTTCGACGTCGTTGAGATTTGCGAGCTCTTGCAATACTGAGCGAGTAGAGCACTGATATATCTTATAACACTTTTCTTCGTAGTGCCATACTCCAAACGCTGCGAATGGTTTTGGCTTATCATCTGCGTTATACGCCTCCTTAGGCATCTCTCCAGAGTACTTCCAGCGGATAGGCTTTTTATCTTTCCAGACTTCTATCCCCTCCATCGGTTTTGATATTATGCGGATTGTCGCTTTATCGTTTGGGGCAAATTTTAGATATTGGCTACCTGTAGCAGCTCTCTCGTAGTTGTTATTTAAGAAACTCATATTAATTTAATTTAGTGTTAACTCGTGTTTTGATTCTGTAAGTAATTTTATCCACTTGCCTCTCTGCATAATCAATGCAATCTTCGTAACTCATATCTTCATAATAAAGCGCGTAATACTGATCGCTTAACTTCACTAACAGATCGCGCTGAGCTGCATCTGTAGCCTCTTCAGCATCGCAGAGCTCATCATATAAATCTCGAGCCTCTCCGAGAGTCACGTTATTTTTATATCTTGACTTATAAGATACTTTTGCAATGCTCTCCTCTTGGATTGCGAAATCTAACTTCTCTAATAATAAATACTTCATGTGATTGTGTGTTTTGTGTGTTTTGTGTGTTTTTATTTATGATGCTATAATATTGAAGCCTTGTAATTCTTTATTTTCTCTTACGTTCCACTTGTTAGTGAAACACTTTTTTATATCCTCATGAGGCAAGCCAATTGTATATTGATTACGCTTACATACAACTATCAAAGAGCCTCTATCGTTTTTTACTTCATAATCAGAAGTGTAAATATTTACCTCCATATTATTATCTAATAGAAAGTACAATTGTTTTAATGTGTTTTCGTTTTGCATACCACAAAGATAGGACACTTTATGTCCGATACCAAATAAAAACCAATAAAAGTAATTAACAGCGTATTGTTAATACACCCAGACGACATCCTGGACCTTCGCTCTGTCGAGGTCTACGTGAATGAATCCCTTACCTATCCCGATTCTACGGAATCCGACAAAGAGTAAGCTTTCGAGTATTATGAGCCTATTCGCGGAGCTTGTCACAGCGATATCTGCTGCGAGTCCTTTAAGGTGTGACGAGTTACGAGCTACTGGATAGCCTCGTTTTTTTAAGTCGATAGAGTACTCAGGAGTTCTGAAGCCACTTGTTATCTTAAATGATACACCAGCTTCGTCTCGAGCCCTATCTAATAGAGAGAGAAACTCCTCATCCATAAACTCCGCACCGCTTCCAGGGAGGTCTGGTGAGTCAAACTCTGAAGCTACAAAGTGAAGCATCCTATTAATGATATTAAAATACACAACATATCGTGTCCGTCCATCTTTCCAAACGTCTGGAGCTTATAACGTGTATTCGCTATGTTAAGTAATATGATACAGAGATAAGGGAGGTAACTCATTTCCTTTTGTTTCGTTGAGTGATAGCCTTCTCGACGTTTACCCAAATAAGAGTCACGCCCCCGATTATGGCAATGATATAGTTAAGATCCGCGAGCCATACAGCTGCGCCCCATGTCGCCCATAATAGGTTGAGTCCCCACATCTTTGCGTCCATCATGGCTTCGAGTGATTTGCTCCAGCTGTTTGTGTTAACGCCTGTTCCATCTTCTCCATGAGAGCTGTTAATTCTTCTATTGTCATACTGCTTCGATTGTTATATCTGCTCCGTAAATTATTACTGTTGTAGCTCCTGGAGAAACCTTAACGCTAATGTTATTTAAGACTGTAGATGTTACGTCTGTAATGTCAATTAACGCATTTATATTTCCAGTGCCCTTCGCTACTATTGCGCCTGTTGTTTGCCTAAACATATTAACAGTAACTCCGTTTATTACTCCAGTTGATCCGTAAACTTGTACGTGAGTAACTTTGTACCCTGTAGGGATTGCCTTCATAACATACATATCTGTACTTGCATGGTTTACTCTTGCACCTAAGTAACCACTCGTGTCATCCTCAATATATAAGCCTTGAAAACCACTCCTCGACGGCGCGTCATCGTTTGCCATGAACTCACAGGGCATTACTTTAAGCAATGTCGTAGAACCGAACCAGCCACCGCCTCCACCTCCAGCAGCTGCCCAGCTGAGAGATCCAGAGCCATCTGTTTTTAAGAACTCACCTGACGCGCCATCTGCGAGAGGAGCCATAGCTCCAAGCGTATTAATTGTAACAACCTCTGCGCCCGCACCCGCTTTTGAGATAGGGAGATTAATATCAATCGCAGCTGAACCTGTCGAAGTAGTTACCTTCGTAATCCCGTAAGTATCTGTAGTGACAAACCCGAGCTTTGTTGAGTTATCACTAACTATATTATCTGTCGATGGTCCTTTTAATGATGGCAACGGTCCAGGTAGAAAAACAAAAGGATCTCCTTTGCTATTATCTTGAGTAACTGTGACTCCTGTTATATCGCGTGAGAGATACATACATTCAATGTCATACTCGCATCGATTCGCTATATAGTTGAGCCCAGTAACCTGGTAAAAGTTTCCGCTATCTGCTGTGTTAGTTAGTATTGTGTAGGGATGTATATAAGTCGATCCTCTCTGGTATAACGTACCTCTTTCTATCCTTTTCGCTGTCTTATTTGCTGCAAGCCTCTCGCGAACTCCCAAACCATTAATGGAAAGCGAAGCCGTTGAGCTCTGTAAATTTGTCCACTCTGTTGAATCTACGTAATTGCTTCCATTATTTATTTTAATTACTCCTAAATCGTAATCACTTATTCTATCACCGATTAGAGTTGTACCCTGGTTAAATTCATAACGTGCTGAGTCTGGATTTGTAGCTGTAATATCTATTTGACTAAATTCTTGTCCTTGCTCAGAGCTGTACTCTTGTATTCTAAAATTATCTATTCTGTATTGTATAGTACCATAAGAGTTTGAGGTTGCTGCGATACTTGTGTCCTCAACACCTTGCCAGTCAATACCAGTTAAATGTGCTGAGATTTGCAAGCCGTCTGCATCTGCTGGAAGCTCTGGAGTTATGAACTGAAAGCCCATGTTCAACGTCCCAGCAAGTAGCTGAACAAGAGGATCATAAGTTCCACTCATCTTGTCAAAAGAATTTGATATTAAATCAAAAGTCGCTGCGCTATTACTCCATGAAGGGTTTTCACTTTGTGGTCTATATATGTCTATATTATCCCAGTTATCAAAAGGATTATAAATCGGCCAGTCAAGACCTGTGTAATTTGGAAACTGTACAGTCTCAATGTTAGCACTGTTAAAATCGTAGTTTCTTTTTAAATAGTTTGTTGTACCTCCAGCGTCACCAAATTTTATCGTTAATTCAAGTTTGAGCCTTCCGACTCTATCAAAATCATCTGAAATATAACCGAATGGAGGAGCTAAATATACCAAAGTGCCAGAGACTATGAATCTTTGATTACTACTGTATTCTATGTCCTCATCTGACAGTATATCTGTATTAATTAACTGAGTCCTTGAGTATAAATTATCATTAACTAAACCTCTTAAACCCTGGTATTCTCTTATTCTTAATGCCTCTTTAAATGATGGCGCACTCGTTCTCTCCCATCCTTTAAGCTTTTCCCATTGCGCGGAGTTAGTGCCAAATATAGCTCCAGGCGTCACGTTTGCTACTGTGTTGTATGTCCTCGTTCCATCTCCGAGCATAAAGTTTGCAATCGATGTAGCATTAGATGTGTGCGATTGAATCGCTCCCAAAGGAACCCACCAGATAGAGCCCTGAGCCATAAACACTGAGACGTTGAATGTTATAGCGAGACTTTCCAGGACCTCATAAGTTGAGTAATACTGCTTTACACCTTCATCGTCTTTGTTATAATATGCGCTATGAGATATTTGTGCGTTTTCAAGTTGTTTGTTCTGAGCTCCAGCGATGTGATCTTTGTACTCCTTACCGATGTAATCCTCAAAGAACTTTAACTCCACATCTGAAGCGGTCCAAATGTCGCTAATATGTAGCTTTTGTATAATGTTGTGCAAGTGCTCCAGAACGAGAGCTGTGCCAGTGTACGCTGCTCCATCGTTGTTGTAGTCAATGCCTTTTAAATTAGCCAACCCGTCAACAGCTGTGAGAGTAACTGGAGCGTGTGGATAGTCGTCTGGTATAACTGTCTGTTCAGGCATTATCGCACCAGCCCACCAAAGCTCGTTTGATGAGTCTGGATCTCTGTAAATTTGAATGCTCCAAACGCCCTCCTCATCGCTGTCGAGGAAATTGTACAGAGCGTCAAAAAATGCACTATTTGCAATTGGGTGAAATAGAGTAATCTGTACTCTACTACCTACAATCGGTTTACATCTATCGAACTCATCGAAATCATACGACAAATTGAAGCCATCTGGACCTAAGTTAAAATCTAAGTTTAAATCAGCTCCAGCTGTATTTTTAACTATGTTAACTTTCCAGTCTGTATCTTTTATGTCTGTAAATTCAGACTTCGCGTAAATTAGTGACATTTAGAATCTGTTTCTGTCTCGTGTAGCTCTCGAGTTACTTAATACAATATCATCTCCTGAGATACGCCCATATACCTCCACAGCGTTGCCTCCTAACATCCCCTTGAGCTTTGAGAGTGGAGCGACAACTTCGGGATCGACACTCGCGCCTCTATTATCTCCGACCATTGCGAGAGTTGGACCATAAGCCAAACCGCCCTCCGCGAGAGCTGGGATGTTTTGCACTAATTGATCTAATGCAGCTAAACCTATAAGAGCGAACGCTGGAATCGTTAAACCTCCACTTATTCTATTTGCTGGATTGTCTGGACTTGATGCGTTCGCTATAACATTAGCCGTAGCAAAAGCAATTATAGATCGAATAGCACTTTTAGCAAATTCCAAAAATCCTTGTTTTGCTGTTTGTGATCCACTCACTACATTACCAAACATCTGACCTACTGAAGTAGCTAAATCATTGAACGAAAATGATAATCCCTCTGCAACCGTTTCAATCTCTTCTCCTATCACTTTAAAGTCATTTAAAAACGAAAGGAGCTGACCTGAAGAACTTACAACAAAATCTTCAACCCCGTCGCTTAGTAGTTCAAAAATTCTTGGTACTGGAACTGCGTCTAATTTAGCGAGAAAACCTATAATATCATTAACAGACTCTTCGACAATAACTGGATCGGGAACACCTCCTCCAGCTCCTTTAGCTCCTCCAGCTCCTCCAGCTCCTCCAGTCGCTGTCTCTGTTTTAGTTGCATACTTTTCAAGGAGCTCTAACTTTTTTATCTCGAAATCTTCAAGAGCTTTCAAAGCTTTATCTCTTCCTAATTTTGCATTTCGTAAAGCGTTTTCACGAGCATTTATCTCTAATTGATTCCAGTTTTCGTCATAACCCTTTTGTAGGTTTATACGTTTATCAATAATTTTCTCCTCTGCTTTAACCAGGTTAGACATAAGCTCAGAGCCCTCCTCCGAGAGTGCTTTTTCTAAGTAACTTGCACGAAGAGAGCTTGTGTAAGCGTCTAAGTTTTTTACAAGGTCTTTATACGTTGTATTTTCAGCTTCTAAGTTTCCAAAATGTGTCGCATCAATCTCTGCGAGCCTTCCTAATATCCTTTTTCTATCTTCAAGAGATTTCGTCTCATCTTTATACTGACCTACTAAAAAGCGCACCTCTGTGCTGTGATCCCTTACCGCTTGATTCGCTCTCTCGAGTGTAGAGGGGATTTCTTTATTTGCTTTGACAAGTGCAGCAACTGTCCCGATAAGAGCTGTAACTCCTATAACAGCCAATCCTATTGGACCAGTCATAGCAACGAAAGCGCTTGTTATTAATGGAAGACCAGCGATTATTTGAGGGATTATAACAAGCAACGGACCGAGAGCAGAGACAACGCCCCCGAAAATTAAAATCATTTTTTTAGTCTCTGGAGAGAGATCAACAAAGCTTTGCGCAAGGTCCACAACGTAATCTAATAAGTCGCTTATGACAGGGAGCAGAGACTCCGCGAGAGAAGCTCCAGCGAGCTTCAAGTTATCCATCGCTGTACTGAACTTCCCAGAAGCCGTTTGAGAGAGTCTCTCCATTGCACCCTCCGCGAAGCCCCCCTCTTCAGATAAGCCCTTTAAAAAGTCGTTAAACTGCTCAACGCTGACAGCTCCAGCTCCAAGCTCACTTGGAAGCAAACCAGTCGCCTTCGCTAAACCTTCGAACACTGGGATGCCTCTCTCTGCGAGCTGGTTTAAATTTTCGAGCTCAACCTTACCTTTGGCGTTAACCTTTGCGAAGATAGCTGCAATCTCATTTATTGGATTTCCTGTTGTAGCTGCTATATCTCCTAAGAACTGGAGCTGTTCGTTAACCTCTGCAATTCCTGTCCCTGACGCGATAAGCTGTCGAGCTGATGTCGCAACCGCATCTATCTGAAAAGGTGTTTTTGCTGTAAACTCATTGAGCTGCTTCATCATCGATGCAGCCTCTTCAACTCCTCCAGTGAGAGAGATGAAACTTGTCTCCATCTTCTCGAGATCCGCTGCACTCTTTACAGCCATAGCTCCAATCCCTAACAAGGGGAGCGTTATAGCTTTAGTCATAGAAGTTCCGAGCTTCGTAAAGTTACTCGTCATCGAGCGCATATTGCGCTGGACTTTACCAAGACTCTTATTTAAGCCTCGTGTATCTGCTCCTATCCTTACAACTAAATCTCCAAGCTTTGCCATCTTATTTCTTTTTAACTGCGAGAGCTTTGAACATATCCCATCCTTTATTCTCTTTTCTCGCTTTCTTCTCTTTCTTCTCCCAGGGGAATACCGCTAAATCTTTGGGCGATATTTTACTCCCTTTCTTTGTGTGGACGTTTAAGAGAAGCGAAGTTTGCCACCTGGTACGCTCCCAATTGGAACGCTCCAGCATCTCCTCGCTCTCCTTCTTTCCACGCACAGCATTTCCGAACTCCTTAAACGTTAGAGAGTAGAGGGAATCTGGGGACAGGCCCAATAAGCCCAGCCCCAGCTCCTCTATCCTTCTCCACGTTATCGGCTCATCTTTGCCTTTTTTTTTCCTCCAGCTTTAGAGCTTCCTCCCATCGCCTCTTCCATGACTGCGATTAACTTAGGTAAATCGTTTACCTGAATCATTCCCAGCCACTCCTCTACATCTAAGCCGAACTCCATACCTTGTGCCTTACATCCATCCACTACGAAGTAGTAAATTAGCTCTGGTATTAAGGTGATATCTGAAGCGTCAACTTCGACAACCTTAACTCCCGTCGCTTTCTCGAATGCTCTCCAGGCTCTCATCGTAGCCTTTACTGGATAGCTTATGTTATTGAGTTCGATTTTCATATTACGATATAGCTGCGTATGTTATAGTTCCTACAACCTCCAAGCTCACAGAGTAAGTCGCTGTATCTTCAACGCCTCCGTTCAAGTCGCAACTTACAACGTACGCCTCAAATGAAAATGCGTGGTCACCTGTGTTCTCTGTTGTAGCTGTACCAATCATCTGTGTAAACTTTGCATCAAGCTTTGTTCCAGCCAATTGAAAAGGCATAATCTGAACATATCCAGTCGTAGCAGCCTCCTCGAAGTAAGCTGTAAAGTTGACTGTAGCTGAGACTCTACCAGGGAGCACAGCTCTAAATCCTCCGTCCTCTTTTACGCTCGTATCTTTCATCTCGCTCGAGACTGAGATACTACAATCTGTGATGTTGTCGACCATTACGGGCGCGCTTCCATCCTCTGCTAACATGATCCGTAGATTCGAACCATTAATTAATCCTGTTGTTTGTGACATTATCTTTTTTTGTTTTTACGCTTGTCACCTCCGACAAGTGCTGTTATTATTATATCTATCCATCCAAATATTTTGACCGCTGGATTGTCTGACGGCACGAGAGAAAAGATCGCTCTCGCTGCGATTAATAAAGCAAACAGAATAGCTTGCCAGTGATTAACAATTAAATCTCCCATTTTATATATTTTTAGTTCTTATTGAGTAATCTTGTATTGACACCCAGATGTGCCTCGTCTCGTTGACGTCCATCTGTTCGTTGGCATATTGAATGCTTTGAACTTTTACGCCTCCATACGTTCCATTTTTACGATCGAGTGCAGCACGAACCGCCACGCCTAAATCTATAGCATTATTGTACGTGCTTTGGAAGTTGTACACCTCAATATTTGAAACGTCTACAGCTCCACCATCCTCCTTTGAGTCACTTGGACTATTCGAGAGAACGCTGTACACGATATAAGGCACGTCGATATTAGGAGGAGCTATCTCTGGATAGATATTCGTTCCAACTATTCCACTCACTGTCGCATCGTTTGTGAGGATGTTATATATAGCTTTTCCGACTGTCATAACTTCTTTGTGTATTTTGCGAAGTTCTTTTTAAGTAGTATCTCCTGGAGCTTTAAACTCCTATTCGTTGTCGCCTTCATACCTCGAGAGAACACGCCTGTATTTTGCGTCCTGTGCTTCCCTCCAAATCTTGGACCGAAATCACCTTTTTCAACTATGTGAGCATACCAGCCGTCCTCGTATCTCTTTGTTTTTCTACGCCCAATTGAATTTGTACGCGGACCTCCCATAATAGTATTTGAGTTCTTATCTGGTTGCCATGTACCGCCCGATTTCCTGAGCTGTCCACTCATTACAGTCGTACCTCTGACAGAGATATCCTTCCCGAGGTCCTTAACATTAGCTTTAATGTAATTCGCGTATACATCCCCGACTCTGTGCCCTACATCCTGGAGAGCTTTAGAATCTTTAACGCTCCACTTCGCGAGCTTGTCAATGTTTTTATAGAGCTCACTTGCTCCTGTGACAGTTACGCTCATGAGTTCTCGCGTAATTCTGTGACTACTCGTAACTGCTCCTGTCTCCCGACCTCCTGAACTCCCAGGACGTTGTATATCTTACCATCGTAGCTCACTCTGTGAGAAGCCTCGAGGATGTTCACTGTAGTTGAATAGCGTATGTTAAACACGACTTGCTGAAAAGATAGCATCTGCTCTCCGCTGACTCGCTCTGTCGCTGATGGCTTGCGATCTATCGCAGCCCAAACTGTTGCGTACGTGAGCCAGGTAACGACCTTTTCTCCATAGTCATTTGCTACCGAGTTTGGACGCTGTAGTACTATCCTTCTATCGAGTGCTCCGATGTTCATACAAGGGAGATAATTCTGTAAGGGTTTAATATTGCCTCTATCCCTAATGGAATCTTTGAAGCCTTAACGCCTACGATTACAGCCCGTCTGTTTTCGTAGTAATGCGATGCAAGCATTTTTATCGCGTGCTTTATTGGAGGGATTGCTTGTTTACCCATGCCTCCCGTAATCGTGACAGCGTTAAACCTATCGTCGAAAGTCGATGGAGGATCCAGGAAAGCAATCCGCGCTGGCTCTCTCGATGCATCATAGTAATACTTTGAAGCGTCCAGAGTCTGTTCAGCGTTTGCGCTGTCGTAGTACGTCACACTCGTAACAGATCCTATCTCAGCCGGTATCTCTGTATTGTGGAAATAGTCGAGATTGAGAGTCCAGGTAGTGCTCACAAATACACGCCCTGTGTAATCTTGTACAGCGATTGCTGCGCTCGTTATTATCTCTGATATTGTTGTGTCCTCATCGCTATGGTCTACACGCAAAAATTCCTTCATATCTGCGAGAGATACGATATTAGTTCCTGTTGGGTTATCTGCTACTGTAAACTTCATATCTGAGTATTATACAAAAAGAGGGAGCGAGCGTCAACTCGCCCCCCGTTCCTGTTATTGTTTAACTTCTTAAATTACGTTAGTAATTCTTGAGAATGCACCAGCTTGACGCACTTCACAATCATAAAACTTATTCAAGTGTAAATGAACTTGCCCATTCGATGCACTTGAGTATGGATCCACTAAGACGTCAAGACCGCCAAAATAAGCGAGCATTAAGCCAGCAGCGAAATCTCCAAAGATTAAATCTCCAGTCGATGCAGTTCCCGTTGGAACGTTTGGCGACGCTACAGCTGGGAATCCGTCAAAAGACTGACCACTCCAGAAAGCGTTAATAGCGTCCACTGTCGCTAAACCTCGAGAAACCTCCCAGCCGATAGGACTCATTGCCCATTTGCAATTAGCCATATTTCCACCAGCTGCAAGAACTGACTTCTCAAGAGCAAATAGGTTTGCTGCTGTTAAAGCAGCACCACTGCCATCTGTAGCTGTGACTCCAGCTACAATCTTAGCGAATGCTTGTTGATCAATTTTCGTATTAATACCAGCAGCGAGCTCACGAGCGATAAGTGTATCTACTTCAGAGCCTCCCTGTTGAATTAACATTTTTGAAAATTTCGTTGTATTCGCTACACGTACAGGAGAGAGTGTAACCTCGTCAAGCTCTAAACCTGAGCCAGCATCTGCTCCGACTTCATTGTCTGGAGTATCTGGCTCAGCTGCTCCAGCTTTTTCGCTTACACGTGGGAACTTTAAGTTACCAGTCGCTCCATTAATTGTTGTAGCTCCGAGCATCTCTATAACTGTTGGAGCTCTAAGAGCCTCAATTACTCCAGGTACTTGAGTTGAAACGAATCCGCTTCCATCTCCTGAAGTAGCTTGGAAATCGTCTGCACCTCCAGCGCGAAATAATGCAGCCTCTGGAATACCAATTTGACCACTCATCTGAATGCCTCGTGACTGCATCTCAGAGCGAGCCTCTTGAGCCCATTCTGCTTCAGCACCCTCGAGCCCTTTGCCATGAGAAACCGCTTGCACAGCTCTCGAGAGAGAGAATGAGCGATTAACTTTATCTAACTCTTTTGTCTCAGATACTGAGCTCCCAGCGAAATGTGCTTGGCGTGCTATCATATCTTCGTGAGCTTTACGACGCTTAATCTTGTTGTCAAGACGTACATTCTCGCTCTCTAAGTAGTCAGCTCTCGCCTCCTCCTCATTTGTCATCTCACGACCTTCGCTGTCAGCTGTAGCCATAAGTGATACGTGCTCCTCGTAGTTCTTAGCTCGAAGAGACTTCATTTCATTTAAATCCATACTATTGTTTTTTACTTTATTAATTTTAACACTTTTATCATCTTCGCTGCTTTCAACTTCAGCTGTTCTAATTTCTTTGGGCTCCTCCTCTTTTCGGGCAACCACTGTCGCTTCTTTAAAAGCTGGATAACAGACAGGCGAAACGTCCAATAATGAAGCCACCTGGTCAACGGACCTCGTGCTCCTGTCTTCGCTCCAGGTCTGATCCTTAATCGTAAACGCAAACGAAGATTGCGAGATATCGCCTCTTTGAATAGACTCATAAAGGTCTGTAGCATATTGTTGATTTCCCAGTTTTACTCTATATTTTAACCCGATATCATCGCTTGAAAGTTCCAGAGTACCAGCTGAGGACCTACCCAAGATGAGTGAGGGATCGTGATTAATAAGCGCTCTGCAATCCAAAGTTTCACTCATTAAAACGTTGTCGAACGCACCCCTCGATATCGTTTCCTTAAAAGGTCCAATGTTTGCTTCTACTCCATATTTAGCTGCATAACCTTCGATTACACGTTCTCCATTCTCCTCCCGTACTTCGAGAGTAGCATCAAATTTCGAGTAGTGAGCTGCTGTTAATAGCTCGTCTCTTTTCTCATCATCCATCTTCATTGCTTTTTGAGATTGACTCGCTGTAAGCTTGGAGCTTATCGAGCGCAATCTGATTAACTTGTACACAGTGTACATCTCCACCCTCTACAGGGTTGAGCTGCTCCTCCTGTCTCACTTCGTTTATACTTAATACTCCATTCTGTAACATTTGAGTGAAGTAATTTGCACGAGCTGCGCTGTCTCCTCTCTGTAAATCGGAGAGCTTAAACTTGCTGAAAATTACATCTCTGTCGAATGAAGGGATTAACTTTCTGTCAATCTCTTGTTCTATTCTTTGCGTCCAGGGTACGATAGTATGTCGAGCAAACATGAGATTTTGCTGCTCTACGTTATTGTATGTCGTTTGTGAAGGGAGCTGGACTAATGCTGTTGGTACGTTGAAAATTCTACATATCTCCTCAGCTTGAAAAGAGCGTGTTTGAATAAATTGCGCTTCGTCTGGAGAAATAGAGATTCTTTGATATTTAAAGCCAAAAGGCATGAGCTTTGTACCAGCTTGAGCTGCTCCATTATTCCATGAGCCTTGGATCACGTCCATCTGCTCCTTTTTAAGTGGTTGCTCTGAAGAGAGAACACCAGTCATTTGTCCTGATTGACCAAAGTATTCAGCTCCGAAATCTTGTGCACTTTTCGCGAGTCCTAAATTCTCTCTATGTAATCGAATCGGGCTCATACGCTGGAGGTTGCATATCTCAAGCATATTCTCAGGACGTACTATCCCTACATCCTTAATACTGTAAACTCTCTCGCCTTTTACATTGCGGAGATCCACATCTGCATAATGTACAGGGATTAACTGCGTCGCGTGACCTCTGTCGTCTCTCTCGATTATCGCATAACCTACGCCATAAATTACAGCACTCGCTGTGATAGACTCCCAGAACTCGTAAGCTGTTTGGTGATTGTTTGGTTTAATTTTAACCAGGTTGTAAGCTGGATGCACGTTTGCCTGTACGATATTACGCCCTTCACGCTCGTAAACTTCTAATCCAAGAGAAGCAATCGTTGAGGATATTTTGTAGACACAGGCATAAACGGTGCTAATCGCCATTGCGCTACTTTCGTTTATAGTAGCTCCAGACTTTGTCATGGGATAGAGCCCCATCTCAGAAGCGATTGTATTTGCGTCAAAGGGACCAACTCTACGAAATAACGCTTTAATTCTGTCTGTAAATGTGCTCATTCGCGCGGAGTATACGACAAATAATCGGTAAAGTCAAGTTTTATAGAGAAAAAATTTCTAATAAGTATTCATCATCACCCTCGATTGTGTTCTGTACATAGCTATTCATAGCGATAATAGACGCAATTACTCCATCTACTTTCTTATTTTCTTTCTGTTCTTTGGTGACTCGCTTGTTCTCGTTTACGTCTGTGTAGATTACAGCGCACCCCATTTGCCATCTCAGGCATTTGTTGCCTCCATGAATGATATTACCCCTCATAACTTCCATCTCGAACTCTTTTGTAGGTCCATTCATGCTCGTTATATTCTGAGCCATAGGAACCATAACAATATCATCCTCTACAAGCTCCGCAACTATGTATGTACTAAATCGAGGATCGAAACCTATCTCGCGAACGTCATATTTTGCACATTGGTCCAGGATGTACTGCTTTACGACTCTGTAGTCTGTGACATTACCAGGAGAGATCGTTATATCTCCGTCTCTCTGATATTGCAAATAGTCGATTCCAGCTGCTAACTTCTTAGAATGTGCCTTTTCAGCGTTTACGAACTGATGCACGAGGAGATAAAAACACTTATTTTCGTCATCTCGAAAGATGAGAGCAAACGCTGTCAAATCTTGAGTACTCGCTAAATCGAGCCCTCCGTAAGCTGGTAAACTCGGTAATCTGTCGTATGGGATGTCTTTTGCGCCCTTCATAAATATTTCATCTGGGATCCATGCACTCTCTGAGCTGGTCCAGATATTGAGATGTAAGCGCATAAAGCTGTTTATCATTGAGGGATTGCTTTTCGCTTTCTTTACCGCATCTGTGAAATACGCTTTGTTACATATAGTGCCATAACCTGGATTAGCTTTTTTCCATGTCTCTTCTTTGGTCCAGTCGTCGTCTGGATCAGCTCGATAAAGCACAGGCAAAAATGTGTCATCTTCTATTGTGCCACTCAAAACCGCTTCGCTGTACTCGTGCATCTCGTAGCAGATACTTGCTCTATCGTGACCAGCTGTAGTCAGCGCGATTATCACTGGTTGCCTCCTCGAGCCTACTGAAGTTGTCAAAACATCGAAGAGATCGCGATTCGGTTGAGTGTGGAGCTCATCGAAGATAATACCATGACAATTCAAGCCATGTTTCGTGTATGCCTCCGCGGAGATACTTTTGTACCAGGAGCTTTTGTACTCGATTGTGTTGCGTAGCACTTTACAGCGAGAGCGAAGGTGCTTGTTATTCTTTATCATCTCTTGAGCTATGCTAAAGACGATATTCGCTTGTCCTCTGTCTCCAGCTGCGGAGATTAATTCCGCGCCAGGCTCATCGTCAGCGAATAATAATAGTAAAATTAATGCTGCGGCAAGATTCGACTTTCCATTTTTTCGTGGTATTTCTACATAGCAGAAGCGATATCGCCTCAATCCAGTCTCCTCATCTTTCCAGCCAAACAGAGGGCGCACTATATCCTCCTTTTGCCACTTCTCGAGGATAAAAGGAGCACCAGCGAGTTCTCCCTTCACATGGGAGCAAAATTTCTCTATAAATAAAACAGCTTTATCTGCTGCTTCTTCGTCAAAATAGTATTTCTGTTTCATTCTGTATCACAAAAAATGCCACATTCCCAACTTTTCATTTTACCTCCTTTATCTGTAGACAGTAATTGATCTAAAAATATACGCTCTCCCTTTAACCTTACTAACTTTGCGCCTATCCTTCTGCTTTGTTCTGCTCTCTCCTCGAATACTTCTGGGAACTTGTCACGAACTAAATTCCAGTAAGTCGGGCTTTGACTCTTTACACAACCTACACAATTAGCGTTGGGGAAACCCATTTTATATATTTCAGGTAGTTTAATGCCTGCCTCCTCTAATATCTCAAAACATCTCCCTTTACTTATCTTTTGATTAATTAAAATAGGTATTAAGTTCTCTCTCTCGTGCTTCATAAATCGATTGCTTCGCTTTGTCTCATCTGAAGTAAAACCTAAAACGTGCCAGTGTATTTTGTTTTTTTTCTCAAATTGATAGCGAGCTTCTTTTTTTAGTTCTGTAGTACAGGGAGCTCCAGCCACTCCGCTTATATATTTTCGTTTCTCGAATACCTCACGAATGTCACAGTTAGGATATTTATCATTTATCGCTCTTATTACCTTTTGACCAAACCACTTCTCACAATCCTTTAAAAATCTTATATTATCCTTATGCTCGTTAATTACAGGGTTATTAACTATGATAACTTTGTGAGTCTCTCCGTACTTCTCAATAGTTTTCTTAGCAGCCACTGCTGAAGCTGCGCCACAACTAAACCAAACAGCAATTGTCTCTTGTTTCATTGCAGAAACTCTTTAAGCTCATCCTCTCCCTCGACTCCATCTCCAGCCCATCTCTCCAGGTGAGCTATTATTGCTTGTTTTCGCATCCTCGCCTCCTTAAGCTGTTGCCACTCTGGACGGGCTCTGCTGTATACGTCGCCACTTTTGCCAGTTACCTGGTAGCACGTGCCATGTATATCACAATACTTTTGGAGTATCTGCTCCTCCGACTCTACGCAACTGAGAGTGTATATCATCGCCTGAACTCCAGGAGTGAGTGTTTTCATAGCTCCATACTGCAAGAGCTTGAGATCATAGATTGATTGTTGTAAATCTGTCATTTTATAGTTTTTAAAGTTGTCCCATATTATTTGAAGTGAAGCCAGCGCACTCTCCATCTTTTGGATATGCGAGCTGCATATAACTGTCGCACTTTTCACACTGTGCATCGTGAACGATCCCCTCGCCCTCGACATATTTGATTGTCACGCTTGAGATAAGTATCTCGTCTCCTGGTGAGCATTTGCATTTGAAAATTGGCATTTCCCTTTTGGTTTTGACACGCTGTATCGTGCGTCCCTGTGCCTGTAGAACGCACGAT